CTCTTCAAGGGCTGGAGGTCGCGCAATGATGAAGATATGCCCTTGCTGCAAGGTTGAGAAGCCTCTCACCGAGTATCACAACGATAAAACGAAACGGCTAGGCGTATCATCTCGCTGCAAAGCGTGTGCTGTGGCTGCGGCAAGCCTGTGGAAGCGAGAGAACCAAGAGAAAAATAATCAAAACTCAAGAAACTGGACTTCTGCGAATCCCGAGAAGAAGCGTGAGTCCAGCCGTCGTTACATGATGAAGTTGGGTCGTGAGGCGAAGCGCTTAAAACTTAACGCTTGGAGAGCCAAGAACCCAGAGGCGAATAGGGCTGGTATAGCAAAACGAAGAAAGCTCATTGCGGACTCGCCCGATCACTACACTGGGGATGATGTTCGAGAGGTTATGCGCCTTCAGCGATATAGCTGCGCCTCGTGCGCCACTAGCGTCCGCGAGAAGTATCACGTCGATCATCATATCCCGATAAAGCTCGGCGGCGACAATTCACGCAGCAACATCCAAATCCTTTGCCCTACGTGCAATCTTACAAAAAACGCGAAGCACCCAGTGGACTTCATGCAATCAAGGGGATTTTTATGTTAACCGCCGAGGACATCTACCAAACCTCATTCAAGGATGGGTTCACTCCAGACCCAGACTACTGGATTGATGAGTGGGCTGATGAGCACCGTTACCTGAGCCAGAAGGCATCAGCCGAGCCGGGGCGCTGGCGCACAGACCGCACGCCGTACCTGCGAGAGATTCTTCGGGAGTTGTCGCCAAAGTCACCGATGAAGCGCATCGTCTTTATGGCTTCCGCGCAGATCGGCAAGAGTGAGCTAGGGAATAACTACCTTGGCTTTATCATGCATCACGCGCCGGGACCAGTGCTCGTCGTTCAGCCGACGCTAGACATGGGGAAGCGATTTTCCAAGCAGCGAATTTCACCGATGATTGAAGAGAGTCCAGTTCTAAAGAACCTCGTCGCAGACCAGAAGAGCCGAGACGACTCAAACACCATGATGGCTAAGTCGTTCCCCGGCGGCTTCTTGCTGGTGACTGGCGCGAACTCCCCTGTTGGTCTTAGGTCAACACCAATCCGATACTTATTCGCGGATGAAGTCGATGCTTTCCCAATCGACGCTGGTGGCGAGGGTAATCCGCTTCAACTTGCCGAGAAGAGAACAACAACATTCAGCCGCCGCAAAATATACATTTGTAGCACCCCGACAGACAAAGAGACGTCAAGCATTGAGAGGGAGTATCTGGCTGGCGATCAGAGGCTCTACTACGTCCCCTGCCCGCACTGCGGTCACAAGCAGCATCTGCAATGGAAGAACCTGAAGTGGACGGATAACGACCCAAACACGGCAGCATACGCCTGCGAGGATTGCGGGGTGCTGATTGAAGAGCACTTCAAAACAAAAATGCTACTCGATGGCGAGTGGCGAGCCACAGCCCCATCGGACGGGATAACTGCGAGCTTCCGCATCAACGGACTGTACTCACCTTTGGGCTGGCGCTCATGGAGAGAGATTGTTGTTGAGTTCATCCGAGCCAAATCTGACCCGACACTACTAAAAACATGGGTGAACACCGTGTTAGGTCAGTCGTGGGAATCCGAGTATTCGGCAAAAGTCGGCGCAGACGGGTTGATGGCTAGAGCTGAAGAGTGGCGCATGATGAACTGCCCGATGGGTGTCCTTGCGCTAACCGCTGGCATTGACGTTCAGGCTAACCGACTGGAGATCAAGGTTGTCGGATGGGGCGATGGAGAAGAGTCATGGATTGTCAACTGGACCGCCATTCACGGCGACCCAGAGCGCCCCGAGATATGGCGGCAGCTCGATGACCTGCTCGCGGTTGAGTACCAGCACGCAAGCGGCATCACCATGAAGGTCCGAGCCGCTGCAATCGACACAGGTGGCTCAAATACTCAAGCGGTGTACGACTACTCGCGCCGCCGTAAGGGGTTCATCATCCCAGTCAAAGGCATGTCGGAGCCGAACAAACCAATCCTAGGCAAACCGACCAAGCAGGACGTTAACCACATGGGTGTCGCGCTGAAGAGCGGCGTTGAGCTGTATCCCGTAGGACCCGATACGGCGAAAACCTTGATTTATAACCGATTGAAGATGAAGGAGCACGGCGCGGGGTACGTCCACTTCCCCGCCGACTTAACTGAAGACTACTTCAAGCAATTGACCGCCGAAACTAAGGTGATCGAGTATCTTCGCGGATTTCCAAAGACAAAGTGGGTGAAGTCATCAGGTCAACGCAACGAAGCGCTCGACTGTATGGTGTATGCTGTCGCGGCGCTTGAGTACATCAAAACTCGCTACAACAGATTCACTCTCTGGAAGCAGCTCGCGGCTCAGTTACCGCAACCAGAGAAACCAGCCGAGCCAATAGTCGAAAATGTGGTGGTAGAATCCACGCCAGAGAACACGCCAGTCGTACTGCCACCAAAGGCGGCGACGGCTAGACCGACATATCAATTGAAACGACCCGGCATGAGCAGTTGGGTAAAGGGGTATAGATGACCACGCTGTATGGGCTACCGCCTTATTTCACCGCATCAGCCGATAAGATTACGACTCAAATTGAGCCGTTGACATTCACTGCGGGCGAGACATTACGTTGGACGCGCGGCTTCATGGACTACCCTGCCTCATCGGGCTGGACGCTGCGCTACATTGCGGTAGGCGCTGGCGGCAAGATCGTAATCAACAGCTCAAGCGCGGACGGCGACTCGCAAGTGATGGATGTCTCATCCGCGACATCGAGCGCATACGCCCCCGGCTTCTACGAGTGGCAAGCCCTCGCAATTAGCGCGGACGGTCTATCAAAACACAAGGTCTTGGACGGCATCTGGACGATTGAGCAATCATTCGACGCGCTAAGTGCTGGCTTCGATGCCCGCTCGCACGCCCGCAAGGTACTCGAAAACATTGAGGCGGTGATTGAGGGGCGAGCCACCAAGGACCAGATGGAATACACCATCTCAGGCAGGATGCTTCGCCTCACCCCCCTGCCCGACCTCGTTAAGTTCAGACAGTTCTACAAGCAAGAAGTGGAGCGCGAGCAAAAGGCGGCTCAGATCAAGGCTGGTCTGGGTTCTAAGAATAAAATTCAAGTGAGGTTCTCACGATAATGGGCTTACTCAATCTATTCAGCCGCAAGACCCCCGAAGCCGCGCCAAAGGGCTACAAGCACAGAGCGGGTCCCCGCGTTGGTGCTCGCAACTACTCCGTGTTCGAGGCGGCTGAATTCGACCGAATGACCGCTGCATGGTACGGCTCTCGCACATCAGTTGACCGCGATATTTTCCTTAACTTCGTCGCTTTGCGTGCTCGTTCACGCGATCTGTCCTACAACGACCCATTCACGCGCAAATTCTTGTCGATGGTGATGAAAAACGTCGTCGGCTCCGAGGGGTTTGCGCTCCGAGTTACCCCAACCGATGCCAAGGGCAACGTGGACGCGGCAGATAAGAAATCGCTTGAGGACGCTTTCAGCGAGTGGTCAAAGCGCAAGAATTGCGACGTAACAGGCAAACTCTCATTCGCTGGCATCTGTCAGCAAGCAGTACGCGCCGTAGCGCGTGACGGCGAGTGCGTTATTCGCAAAATCCGAGGATCCAACATCAATGATTTTGGCTTCGCTTTGCAGATCGTGGATATTGACCGCCTAGATCACTACAAACAGGATGAGAAGTTGCCAAGCGGCAACATCCTGAAGATGGGTGTTGAGGTCACGCCTTACGGGAAGCCTGTTGCCTATTGGCTTCGCAAGCGTCACCCCGGCGACTACCAGTACAGCGGAGCCGCTGACGAGTTTGACCGCGTGCCCGCCGAAGACATCTATCACCTCTTCACATACGAGCGCCCAGAACAGACTCGCGGGCTACCTTGGGCTATCGCGTCGATGCTTCGGATGAACCATCTGAAAGCGTACGATGAAGCGGCGGTTATCGCGGCTCGCATCGGCGCAGCTACGATGGGGTTCTTCCAGCAAACCGACCCATCAGTTGCGCCAGACTTAGACGGCGACGGATTAGCGGATGGTCACGACTCGTTCGATGACTCGCTGATGATGGATGCGGACCCCGGCACATTCCGCAAGCTCCCGCCGGGTTACACGCTCAACACCTTCAAGGGCGAATACCCTCAGAACCAGTACGCCTCGTTCGAGAAGGCAATGTTGCGCGGAATCGCATCGGGCTTAGACATCGACTACAACACGTTGGCAAACGACTTGGAAGGTGTGAACTTTAGTTCTATTCGCCAAGGCGTACTAGAGACTCGTGATAGCTGGAAAGTATTACAAACTTGGTTCCGAGACTCGTTCTTGGATGACTTGTACGAAGAGTGGCTCAAGATGGCGCTGCTCAAGCAAGCAGTCAAAGGTCCGACAGGACAGCCGCTGCCACTCTCCAAGCTGGAGAAATTTAACTGCGCTGTATGGCAAGGTCGTCGTTGGGAGTGGGTTGACCCAATGAAGGACGCTCAAGCGAACTCAGAGCAGATTGCTGCCGGACTCAAATCGCGCACAGAAGTCGCCGCTGAACAAGGGCGCGACCTTGAGAGCGTGTTCCAGCAACTCGCGCACGAGGAAGCGTTGGCTAAGAAGTA